TTATCTTTCCCACCAGCTTAAATCTTTTTTTATTGGAACTTTTGCCATTAATTTTAATTTATAAATATTATCTTCTAAATTTACAGAAGACCCATTTATAACTATTAGATCACCTGTTGTAGTAATAAGACCTCCAATAGTATTTATTTTATCCCTAACTATTGTGCTCCAAATCTGTTTAAAATCACTGTTATAATAATATAAAGTATTATCATAACTTCTTAAATATCCATTTTTTAATTGTGCAAAACCATCTGCATAATACTTATATACTATATTGTTCTTTGTTACAGTGCATAGTTTTTTAGTTTTTTGATCTATTAATAATACTTCATCTCTTAGAAAAGAATTTCTAATAAATTTAAGTTCTTTATAATCATAAAGTGTTTCGATCGTATTAATATGCTGTGCTAAATTATTGTATACATATATTTTTTTCATGCTCGTATCGATTATATATATGTATGTATTGTCGGTTTCAACATGTGTATAAGGATCTTCTGAATCAGATATCATTGAATACGTAGGCAATGCACTTTGTGCTTTTATATATTTTTTATCACCATCTATAATTAATATAAAATCATAAGGATCATCACCATGACCTTCTGGTCTTCTCATCAATATTATAAATTCTTTGTGTTTGTTTATTCTAACATCAAAAATATATGCATTATTTTTTGGTGGAACTCCTGAAATACTTACTTTATCTTTAAAAATGCCTTTCTTATTAAAAGTAGAAATATATATTTGTTCACTTTCTAAGGTTACTTGTAATATTTCATTATTATAAAAAATCATATTAGCTCTTAAATTTAAATCAGTTGCATTGTGTGAAATTGATGTTATTTTACCATTTTCATCTACGTTATATAAAGATGGATATGCGTGTACTTGAGTAAATATAAAATTATTATTAATGTAACCACACCTAGATATGTTTCCGATTCTAGAAATATTTGAATAAGGTGCAGCTTCTATTCCTAGATCACTAAATAAAACAACTTCACCATCCATAAACCCACCTACTGAGCCAGTATTAGTAAAACCCAATGCCATAATTACACCTCCCTTAATAAATGTATTTCACACTTTAAATCTTTTTCTGGTTTTTTCTTAGAATACAATATAACCTTTCCAGTTTCAGTTTTAGTAACTGGATATAAAAACCTCGAATTGAATAAACTATCTTTTTCGAAAACAACAAAAGCTACCATTTTATCAGTTATTGAGCTATCTAAAAATCTATATTCATATTCGTTGCCTACTTGCTTCCAATTATCCTTATTTATAGTTATATTTTTTATACTTGTGAAAATACTAGATACTAATTTAGGGACCTTTTTATCTAAAATTTCGTACCCTTCCATCATCGTTACTATATCATAAGCATCTTCATCTTCATGAATTGGTATATTAAAATTAGAAGTATACTTCATTATTTTATCACCTCATTCTCATTTATTTCATTAATTCTATATTCTTTCATTTGTTTATGTGTAATTCCTTCTATTTTAGGATCGCTGTGTATTACTTTTAAATTATTTTTTAACATTCCATGTGTAGTTAATATAAATTCAAAAGTATAACCAAGATGTGCAGGTTTTATTGTTTCTAGCATATCTTTGAAATCCCCCATATTTTTAGGTATGCCTTTTTGTCCTATAAATTTCACTGTAAAAGAATAACTTTCTGGATGTTCTATTATTTCTACTTCTCCACCACTAAAAGCTTCTGCTGTCTCTTTTATTAATTTTTTAGTTACAGTTCCATGACCACGTTTCTTAGCTTTAAGAATTTCTCTACGTTCTTCATAACTTTTACTTAAATCTGCTTCTATTCCATATTCATCTTCCCATAAACCTAACCCCCATGTAGCTGTATCTATAAAGCATTGCTTAATTAGGTCTTCTCTTTTCCAGTTCAATAATGCTAGTTCATATCCTACAACATCATCCCATATTTTAAATTCTTTTATCTGTCGTAAAACAGGAGGTAAATAAGCTAACAAATCTGGTCTATATAATTCTATTTCTTTATTTTTAGTTTCCAATTCTTGTCCATATTGATTTGCACTATAGTTTATAGATCCATACAATTATTGCACCACCTTTAAAAAAGGCAAAATAAAAAGACTATTACTAGTCCTCATTTTGCCTTTAAGTATTTAGTTGTTTTTACTATTAGCTAAATGTTCTAAGTTTAACATTTTCAATGCATTAGCTACAACTTCTTTCATTGGCCCAGGTACTTCATTAAACTTCATTTCACCATACATTAGTAGTGCCACATATATTAATACCATTTCTTTTTCACCACCTTTGCCGATTAAAATTTTCCATGCTAACTTAATTCTTTCTAGCATTTAACCTTTCCTCTACTTCATTTCTAATTTTCTCTGGTACTTCCTCTAGCGTCATCTCTTTATAATCAATTAGTCTCACATAAATTTCTATCATTATAACTTACCCTCCAATGCTAATATTTTTGCGTGTAATTCTACCATGGCTTTCATGTTGTTTATATTATCTCTTTCAAGTTGTTCAATTTTCTTTTGCTCTTCGGCTAGTTCAGGTTCAGCTGGTTTATAATTTTCAATTATATTCCAGTATTCTTCTTCTGTTATTTCTACAATATCATCATGTTTAAACTCCAAATTTTCTTCTGTCTTTACCAAACAATTTTCTATATTATTTTCTTTATAGTAGAATTGACTTCCTGCAGTAAAGAAATCTATATTTAAACCTTTATAATCCATAATATTATTTTTATTTATGTCTAATATTTTTAATATATTCATTTAACCACCTTCCTAACTAAAACATATATCTTTAATTTCCATGCCTTCCCACCTTGCCAGTTCTTTTATTTCATTTACATCTTCTTTTTTGTATGAAACAAGGATATTATTCCTAGATTTATAAATATGTATAATAATTTCATCTGTTAATGCAAGAACTACCTCCTGATTGCCCTCGCTTAACATATTTTGTTTTTTAGTTCCACTCACATCATAAAAATCTCCTTCATACATATAATCACCATTCTTGTTTAGTGGTACAATATATTGTCCAGGAAATCCCCAATTGCTTCCATCAATTTCCCTCAACCTTGTACCATTATAACTACAAATAAACCAATTGTAGTTACTATAATATCCACCATATATAAATGAATCTACCCCGAATACACTGTTGTTTATTTTATTATCGTGATATGGATATTCCATACTTTTTATCTTTACCCCATTAAAGTTATATATATCTAATTTATGTGCTCCTGGTATAATATACATAAGTTCTCTGGATGAATTTATGTATCGAATATTACCGGTTAGCTTACTAAATGGTTTTAGATATGTTTTCCTTAAGTCTCCATTTATACTTATATTATTTATATTATCAGCCATCTTCTGAAACGTATCACTACTGCTCGTTGTAATTCCTTTGTCAGTGATTGCAGTAGCAATTTTTAATTTTCCATCACTGACTAATTGAAAAGCCTGTAGTGCTTTATCATATGCGGATTTGACAGCCTTACTTGTTGCTAACGTAGAAGATGATGTAGAAGTAACACTATCACTTTTATCAAGGTTAAACCCTGTTTTCTTATTTATGCTAGGTTCTGCACCCACATCAGAGGCATTAAGCATCACATCACCTGTTTTGTTGTTTACGGATTTAACACATCCTTCACTGTCATTAATGCTATTCCATTTATCTTTTTCTGCTTGGGTTACAAATTGTTTTGTATCAGTCTCCTCAATCATATCAGCTGAATGTGTTAAAGGATGAATATAGTTATTAGCATTATCTTCTATTCCCCTAAGCTTCTTTTTCTCTTCAGTACTATAATCCTCTGTACTTAACTGTTTTCCTATTATATTATCTACTTTATTTTTATCTAAATTTTTAGTTTCTTTCTTTACTTGTTCTATTTCTATTTGTGTTTTTACTATACTGCCTTGCACTTTATTAATATCATCTGCTTCTACTGTGTCACCTGGGGTTTCATAAGTTATATAGCACTTATCTACTTTAGTAAAGATTTTTATTTCCTTTTTCCATGGAGTTAAACTTGGAGTAGATAAAATGAAGTTTTCTATCTTATTTCCTGTTAGTTTTGGGCCAGTATAAACCCTTACGCTAGTGTTGCTTATATTATCATGCTGCAATTCTCCTTCATAAACTCCATCTTTAAGCTCTACTTCTTCCTCAATTACATAAGTGTTCCCATCAATCTTATTTAGTTTTTCTGTAAATTTATCTATACTTATCACACCTCCAATTCCACATTGTCCAATATCGGTATTTCTTCATCTTCTAAGCTTATATTTGCTGTAGAATTATTTATTTTTAAATTACTATAGTCTAGTACTCCTGGAGTATTTAGGATAATATTACCTATCCTTGCTATACTAATGTAAGAAATTTCAAACCCTATTTCTTTTAAATAATTATCTAATAAATTGCTTAACTCACTTTGTATACTTCCTATATTAAAACCATTTGCCAATGTTATCTTTGCAATTATATTTATAGACTTTTCTTTAGCACTAACAACTGTAACAGTTGCTCCAATTGGTCTTTGTTCTTCTATATACTTAAATACTTTATCTATTAATTCTTTACTTGCACTATGCTTGTTTGAATCTATAATTACTACTTTTACTGTTCCATTACTATCCCACAAAGGAAATACTTTTGCATCTCCAACTCCTGGAACTTCTAATGCCCATAATTTATAGTGATACTTATTTCCAGAAGTGGCTGG